AGAATATTCATTCCTATTAGAGGCAACAAGATAATATGCCTTTTACAAAATTCACAAATCTGGATTTTGACCAGATAAAGACATCGATTAAAGATTATTTGAGATCGAATTCTGATTTTTCAGACTTTGATTTTGAAGGATCTAATTTTTCGGTTTTAATTGATACGTTAGCTTATAATACGTATATAAATTCATTTAACTCTAATATGATAGTTAATGAATCCTTTTTGGATTCTGCAACTCTTAGAGAAAACGTGGTATCTCTGGCAAGAAATATTGGATATGTGCCTAGATCGAAAACGGCATCCAGTACAGAAGTTACATTTACTATAACAATTCCATCTAATAAGAGTTCTGTGACCCTCAAGAGGGGTTTAGTTTGTGTTGGCGAAGTAAGTGATACCTCTTACGTTTTCTCAATCCCTGAGGACGTTACAGTATCCGTTGAAGGGGGTGAGGCAACATTCGAAAGATTAAAAATATATCAAGGATTGTTTTTAACCAAACAATTTGTTGTTGATGCTTCTCTCAATCAAAAATTCATTCTAAACAATTCAGGTATAGATACATCATTATTAAAAGTTTATGTAAATGAAGATGATGATGCGATTGAAACAGGAGCTTTAGGGAACGAATATTATCCAATTGATAATATTGTACGTACAGATTCAACATCTCCTATCTATCTGATACAAGAGATTCAAGATGAAAAATATGAATTAATGTTTGGAGATGGAATTATTGGCAAAAAAATTGCAAATAATGGAGTCATTACTGTCAATTATATTACAACCGACGGAAAAGATGGAAACGGAGCATCCCGTTTTTCTTTTGCCGGTACAATTGTCGATACAAGTCAAGATCAAAATATACTGCAGATAACAAATATCAACTTTTTGAATGAAGATCAAATATCCCCATCAAAAAATGGTGGAGATATTGAATCTTTAGAGTCAATTAAAACTTATGCCCCAAAACTCTATTCTTCGCAGAATAGAGCAGTAACATCAAATGATTATGAAAATTTGATCAAAAAAATATATCCAAATACAGAGTCTGTATCTGTTGTTGGCGGAGAAGAGTTGGATCCGCCACAATATGGAAATGTTCAAATATCAATAAAACCGAAAAATGGTTTCTTTGTTTCAGATTTTGATAAGACTAGAATTTTAACAGACTTAAAAAAATATTCAATTTCAGGAATTAATCAAAAAATAATTGATCTTAAAGTACTTTATGTAGAAATAGATTCTTCAATTTATTACGATGATTCGAAAGTATCAACTAGAGATTCATTACAAACTCAAATTTTAGCATCATTATCATCTTATGCAAACAGTTTGGATTTAAATAAATTTGGTGGAAGATTCAAATATAGTAAAGTTTTGGGAATTATTGATTCTACAAATGTTGCAGTAACATCAAATATAACAAAAGTAAAGATAAGACGAAACTTAAACGCATTTGTAAATCAACAGGCACAATATGAATTATGTTTTGGAAATAGATTTCATGTGAATTCTAATGGATTTAATATTAAGTCCAGTGGATTTACTATTTCTGGAGAACCTTCTACAGTATATCTTACTGATGTACCAAATGAAGATGGTAAAACGGGAATTATATCTATTATTAAAATTCTTTCTACCGGAGAAATACGAATTATTGCAACATCTGCGGGAACGGTTGATTATATTAAAGGTGAAATTAATTTGACTACAGTCAACATAACTTCTACCGTAAAACCGAATAATATTATAGAGATAGAAGCAATACCAGAATCAAACGATATTGTTGGATTGAGAGATTTGTATATCAATTTAGACATCTCAAAAAGTAAAATAAATATGATAAAGGATGTTATATCTTCTGGAGAAGAAGTTTCCGGATCTACATTTGTTCGGGACGCTTACACTTCAAGTTATTCAAACGGCACACTAATTAGAGAGTAATATGATAACGACTGGGATTGAATCTAGAGTAAAGATTCAAGATATTGTTTCCAATCAAGTACCATCATTTATTTCGGATGAGAATCCGAAATTTATTGATTTTTTAAAAACATATTATACCTCTCAGGAATATCAGGGTGGTCCTACAGACTTATCGGATAATTTAGATCAATATTTGAAATTAGATAATCTAGTACCAGAAGTCATAGTAGATAGTTCTACTACAGTGGGTATTACTACAGTTGGTGACAAAACAATTAATATTACCAGTACAAAAGGATTTCCACAAGAATATGGATTGATTAAAATTGATGATGAAATTATTTCCTATACGGGAATAACTACAAATTCTTTTACTGGATGTATTCGTGGATTTAGTGGTATTACAAATTATCACAATATTCTTGATAAAGAAGAAGTTGTATTTGATACTACATTAGCATCTTCTCATAATAGTGGTGCATCTGTAGAAAATTTAAGTACTTTATTTTTAAAAGAATTTTTTGAAAAGACAAAATTCACTTTTGCAAATGATTTTCAAGGAAGAAAATTAACTGATGATTTGAATGTAGGAAATTTCATAAAAGAAATAAAATCTTTTTATACATCAAAAGGAACTGATGATTCTGTAGAAACTCTTTTAAGAGTTTTATTTGGAAAATCGGGTCAAACGGTAAATTTAGAACAATATCTTATTAAACCATCAGATGCTTCTTTTGTAAGAAGAGAAGTATTAATTGCAGAAGCAGTTAGTGGTGATTTATCAAAGTTAAAAGGTCAAACTGTCGTAAAAAATACTGATAGTGATACTAGAGCTGTTGTATCTGAGGTAGAGCCTTTTACTAGAAGAGGAATTCTTTATTATAAAATAAATCTCTATGTTGGATATGATGATAAGAGTACTATTGAAGGAACGTTTGAAATTACTCCTGCAACCAAATCTCAGGATACAGTTCTTCCAGGATCTTCAGTTATTACAGTAGATTCTACAAATGGATTTGATTCTAGTGGTAAGATATATTCTGGTAATAATACTATAACATATACTGAAAAAAATTATAATCAATTTTTAGGTTGTAGTGGAATAGAAAATACAATTCATAAAACTGATAATATTAGGTCTGATAAAATTTATTTTGGATATGAAAATGGTGATATAGACAAAAAATGTGAATTTAGAATAACTGGTGTTATATCAGATATTGATGATTATACGGATGATGGTTCAATTCCAATCTATAAAGATCAAATTTTAACTGTTAAAAACATTGGGGATTATATAACAAATCCAATTGAAAAGTCAAAAAAAGAAATTTTTGCAAATTCTTGGATTTATAATACCGCACCAACGGTTGATATTGAAGAATTTGGTGCAGATATAAGACTTAAAACTAGTATTGATAAATCTCAATTTAAAGTTGGTGATAGGATTGAAATAATTGATAGGGCGTCTTATGAAGTAGTATATCCATTAGCAGATACCGATATTCCTTTTATTTCAAATATTCAACCAGATGATGATGGATTGAATAGAACATTGACACTGGGCAATTTTATTTTCAATCCAGAAGATCCAGATAAACTTTATTCAATACGAAGAAGAGTTAATAAGGCATATAGTAAGTATGTTCCAATTGAATATGGAAATTATAATATAATCTCAGATATTCAAAACATTTATACTGATGGAAGTTCTTATGCATATGTTGCTTCCAACTCATTACCATCAAGTAGTTTTGAAGATTTTGATACATATACAATGCCAGAAAATGATCAAGGTATTGTCCCTCCAGTTCCTTTTGTTTCTGACATTGAACAGCAAATTTATAGATATCAATTAGATTCTACTGTAATTAATCCACTTCAAGATGTTGATGAAGTTACTGAAAATTCTACCGGAGTCCAAGAATTTACTACGATAAAATTAAAAGATAAAGTAAAATTTTTATCCGGTGATAGAATATTTTACGAACCAGAAACTGATCCAATTGTTGGTTTATCTACGGGATCTTATTATGTTGAAGTGATATCAAATCCTGGACAAGAGGATGATAGAAAGAAATTAAAATTATATACATCAAGATCGCATATTGCATCTGATACGCCTAGCCTTAAAATGCGTATGCCAATTTCTGGTATTGGCACTCATACATTTACTTTATTCGAACATAAGACAAATTTAATAAAACCAAAAAAAGCATTTAAAAAGTTTAGTTTAAATCCAAATTTAAGATCTGGAACCAAAGAAGAAACTACTCCAGGAGAAACTGGTGTATTAATAAATGGCGTCGAGATTAGTAATTATAAAACAGACGAAAAAATATATTATGGACCTTTAACAAATGTTTCTGTACTTATTGGTGGAAGTAATTATGATGTATTGAATTTACCAAAAATAACAACATCAAGTCCTACAAATGGTTCTGATGCAAAAGTTCAACCTGTTATTTCGGGAGAACTTAAAGAGATTATCGTTGATTCTTCCACATCAAACTTTAACATAAAAAGTATTTCTAGTATTAATGTTACTGGAGGTAATATTAGTGGCGGTTCGTATGAACCCGTTCTAGTCAAAAAAAGATCAGAGCATTTATTTGATGCAAGACCTACGACAGAGGGTGGTGGTATTGACATATCAACTGACCAATTGTCTTTTATTGAAGATCATAATTTTGTTAATGGGCAAGAAATAATATATCGGAATGAAACATCTAGTGGTAATGTTGGAATTGATACTGATGGAAATAATATTAACGATTCAACACTTATAAACAATGCAACATATTATGTCAAAGTCGATAATAATATTACTATAAAACTTTTTGATAATTTTGATGATTATACGAATAATACAAATCCAATTAAATTTGGCGCAGAATCTACTGGATATGGATATGGAGGAATTCAAAAATTTGTATCTGGAGAAGTAATTAATACTCTAAGTGAAATTAAAATTTTAGATTCAGCAAAACTTACGAATAGAAAGTTAATTGTAAAACCTGTTGGAATTAATACTTTTAATAATACTATTAATTTTAAAAATCATAATTTTGAAACAGGAGATTTGGTAGATTATCATTTTGATACTTCTGCAATTGGAATTTCCGATAGTGTTGGTCTTTCTACGGAAAAAAGTTATTTTATTTTAAAAGAGGATTCTGATTCATTTAGAATATGTGATGCAGGAATTGGTGGTACAATAACTAGTAATTTCGAATCAAAGAGATATGTACAATTTACATCTAACGGATCTGGATATCAATACTTTAAATATCCAGATATTGTAGCAACTATTGATTTTGTTAGTGCCGGTATTGGTACAACAGCTCAAACACAATCTATAGAATTAACACCTGTTGTTAAAGGATCTATTGTTGATGCATATCTATATGAAAATGGTACTGGATATGGTTCTGATGTTATCAACTTTGAAAAGACTCCCAACATTAAGGTAATTGAGGGACAGAAAGCTCAAATAGATGCGATTATTTCATCTGGACTTTTAATTGATACTAATATTCAATTTCAAGGATATGATTATTTTTCTCCGCCAGATTTAACATTATTCGATCCGACAAATTCTGGAACTGGTGCAAAATTAAGAGCAGTTTCGACTGATGGTAAAATTACGAAAGTAATTATTGAAAATTCTGGTAGAGGATACTCTAACAACAGTAGAATAGAAATATCTAATAGTGGTAGTGGTGTTCTGTTTGATTCTAATGTCAGATCTTTAAGTATTAATAATGTAAACAAGATAGAAGAAAAGCAATATGAAGTTTTTAGTGAAAATAAATTCAAAAATGGTTTAGATTATTCTGTTTCAGGATATTATGACAATTTAAGAGCGATATTTGGTGATGATGGAAGTAAAAATTCCGGAATTATTGGGTGGGCAAATGATGGCAATCCAATTTATGGTCCATTTGGACCTTCAGATCCAAAAGTATTGTCTTCAACCACAAAGAGATTGATATCTGGATATGATCTGAGCATATCTAATATATCCGACAGACCTTCAGAAACAAAATTCCCTTTAGGATTTTTCACTCAAGATTATGTGTTTAATGGAAATGGGGATCTAGATGAAAATAATGGAAGATTTGCTAAAACTGCAGATTTTCCTGATGGAATTTATGCATATCATGCAACATTGGATGTTTTCTTAAAACCATATTTCCCATATTTTATTGGTAATTCATATAGAACAAATCTCTTAGAGGAAAATAATACATTAAATCAAGATTTTGATCTCAATAATTCTGGATTATTAAGGAATACTTTCCCGCATAAAGTTTCAGAATTAAATGCAAATAATGATTATATTATAGAAACAAATGAAATTGCTGATCAGAGAATAAAAGTAGAATCTGTAACTGGTGGCAATATTTCTTCTATAGAGATAATAGATGGCGGACAAAAATATCAGGTTAAAGATGCCTTAGTATTTGATGAAACAAATACAAACGCTGGTGGAGCGAAAGCGGAAGTATCTCTCATTGAAGGAAAAGAAATTCAATCTATTCAGCAAAGTATAACTTCTTTCCCACAAGCAAAACTTATTTGGGAAGATTCCAACAATATTAGAGTATTTACTGATACTCCACATGGACTTTCTTCTGGAGATTATGTTTCAATTTCAGGAATTTCTTCAGTAATTCCATCACCATCTACGCTTAAACTGGATGGTTCATATGAAAGAATAACAGTTGATAGTCCGGTCATTCTTCGTTTAGAAGATACTATTCAGAGCGACCCTGGTGCTGCTACTACAGAAATATATGTTTCAAACATATCAGAATCAATTCGTATTGGAAATGAATTGCTAGTTAATGATGAAACACTAACTGTCCTAAACATATTCCCAAATAAAGATATACTGAGAGTAAAGAGAGGCGATTCTTCACTACAACATAGTACAGGAACCGCAGTTACTGCTAAAAGTTATAGTTTTACAATTCAAGAAAGATTTGATTATTTTGATTCTGAGTTAGATGAAAAAATTTATTTTAATCCACATAACTCCGTTGGAATTGGAACTACTTTTGGAGATACTCATGATGTAACTTTTGACTTTGGATTTGGGTCTATATCCAGATCAATCCCGATGGGCAGAATTTATCTGGAAGGACACAAATTCTCAACGAATGATAAAGTAACTCTAACAACCGATGGTGGTGGTATTCCTGCTGAAAATAGTTATGGAGAAACTAATAATTTTGTTAACAATGGTGAATATTATATTATCAACGAATCGCCAAATACAGTGGGTATCAAAACTGATTTATTCACCGATGCCAGTTTAGTTCGAGCTGTTGTATTTACACAGATGAATTATGGTGACAGTACTACTACAGTTAGTTTACCAAATGGTACTGAAATTGGAGTTCGAGTTGGAGATACATTAATATGCACTAATAACCCTGGAAACTTTGCAAACGGAACCACTTCGGCAGTTGTTCAAAGAATTATTAATGATACTACAATCGAGCTTGATAGTCATTTTATTTCAGGAACTCCTGGATACAATGCTAATGTAGTCTTTAGTAGGCAAAGTGGTCCAGTCTATTTCACAGGAAACGGTAGCAATAGTGATGAGTATTTCCTGACTCATACTAATGAAAAAGAAACCGGAGATATTGATAAAATCACTGCAACCGTTTCTGTATCAACATCTCATGGTCTCACAAATGGCGATATTGTTAAATTGCAGGTGGAGCCTAATCTGAATGTTGGTATTGGAACTTCTACAATTGTTAATGTTATAAGAAATCAAAATCTTACTATTGGTATTAATACTGTAGATTCTAGGGTGGCATATGTTCCGGGTTTAAGTTCAACCCCACAAACAAATCCTTGGGTTTTTACCACATCTCCACAAAAACACAATTTTAAAAATGGTGATAAAGTAATATACTCTCATGCAGATGGAAAAGTTCTTAGATATGGATCCGAAATATTTGATGCCGGTTCTTGGAATTTACTTGCTACTCAGAAGAACCCAGAAATGCAAGATGTTGCATTTTA